CTCTCGTCTGGGGAATATCTCCCCGGCAGCCTTCAGGGAAAAATATCATCAGATGGCTGCTTAAAAAAAGAACAAATGGTAGTGTCCGCTATTGCCAGTACACCTCATCCATCACCGAAAAAAATTGGCTTTTACACCATTGGCGATAAAAGCATTTACCTGTATGACCTACGCCGCATGGATGAAATCATGGAGGCTCTTGATAATCGTTCGTCGATGGATTGGTGTGTTGCTGTTCATGATATGAATGCAGGGTTTGATGAAAAGATTTTGTTCCCCTCATCAGTTGAAAGCACTGCGGGTTAAGGAGTAACACATGACCACTATTACCAAAGAACGTATTGAATTGTTCATTAAAAACCCGCTTGAAAACGGGCTTACCCGTGGTGAACAAATGGAACTGGCACGGATTGCGCTGGCATCGCTGGAAGCAGAGCCGGTTGTGTTCTGGTTTGAAAAATATCAAGAAGGGGCTACGGCATGACGACTTTTACCAGAGAGCAGTTAATAGCTCACGCAGAGGAGACTATTGAAGCACAGAGACTGTGCATACCGGGCACAATCGACCATGACATCATCCGCACATATAAGATGGATATTGCTGTTCTGGAAATCGCACTGGTATCGCTGGCAGCAGAGCCAGCCGGTAAATTGCATGAATACAAACCAGTGGGATATCAGCGTCTGGTCGATGAGTTAACCATGCTGGTAAAGCAGTTAACCTGGCAACTGAGGAAAGCGAAGCCAGACTGCAAATTACCGGATAAGGCGATGAGTTATCTGGAGCGGAACGGACTGATAAGCGTGGAGGATATTTTACGATGACCTGGCCTGAAGCATTAACAACGGTAGGAATTGCGATGGCGGTGGCGCTGGTGGTGTATTCGATTTGCCGCTGGGGATAAAAACGGTTTGCGGGAAAAGGAGAGTTAAGTAGAATTGCAGCGGGTGCTTGAGGCTATCTGTCTCAGGCATGAACACCAAAAGGCAGATAGAGAAAAGCCCCAGTTAACATTACGCGTCCGGCAAGACGCTTAACATTAATCTGAGGCTCAATCTATGAACGGCAAATCTAGGTTAGCCTCTTACGTGCCGAAAGGCAAGGAGAAGCAGGCTATGAAGCAGCAAAAGGCGATGTTAATCGCCCTGATCGTCATCTGTTTAACCGTCATAGTGACGGCACTGGTAACGAGGAAAGACCTCTGCGAGGTACGAATTCGAACCGGCCAGACGGAGGTCGCTGTCTTCACAGCTTACGAACCTGAGGAGTAAGAGACCAGGCGGGGGAGAAATCCCTCGCCACCTCTGATGGGGCAGGCATCCTCAATGCACCCACACTTAACCCGCTTCGGCGGGTTTTTGTTTTTATTTTCAACGCGTTTGAAGTTTTAGATGGTGCCGGAATAGAATCAAAAATACTTAAGTAGCGCGCAGGGAGAAGAGGGATGGACCCCGAACAGGGGAGTGCTATTTATCTGGAAGGATTCTGTTGATGAAAATCGAAGAATTACGTGAAATTTTTAGTGAAGATGGCCTCTATACTGTGCGCGTTGAGAATGGCGCTATTGTCAGCCACTGCCTTCCAGACTACACAATTCTGATAATTCAGCCGTCTTTGCCAGCAGGCACGGGCGGCGCTCTCACGCATTTAAATCTGATTGGTACCAGCATCCCCCATGCACTGAAGAACAGGCCGAATGGCTCATTCAGTGTTACCGCAGGCGCGGATGCGAGGTTAAAAAAGCCCTTAGCCTCGACTACCGTCACTGGATAATCTCCGTCAGGCTCCCTTACTCCGAACGGCCAACGCGTCCGTCCCGCACATTCCAGCAACGGATCTGGAGGTAATGTGCGGGTATTACTTCGACCTGTTCTGGTACCGGAACTCGGTCTGGTTATCGTTAAGCCAGGCCGTGAATCAATGTCAGCATTCCATAACGGCAGAATACTGGTGGAGCCGGAACCAAAAAGCATGCGTAATCTGCCGTCCGGGGTCGTTCCTGCCGCTCGCCAGCCGCTGGTGGAAGACAAAACATTGCTGCCGTTTTTCAGTAACGCACGGGTGATTCGTGCTGCTGGTGGTGCTGGTGCATTGTCTGACTGGCTGTTGCGCCATATTAAATCCTGCCAGTGGCCACACGGCGATTATCATCACAGCGAAACCGTCATTCACCGTTATGGTACCGGCGCAATGGTGTTGTGCTGGCACTGCGACAACCAGCTGCGTGACCAGACATCCGAATCACTCGAGCAACTTGCTCATCAAAACCTGTCAGCATGGATGATTGACGTCATCGGTCACGCAATAAGCGGTACGCAGGAGCGTGAATTATCTCTGGCTGAATTATCCTGGTGGGCGGTCCGCAATCAGGTGGCGGACGCGCTACCGGAAGCGGTATTACGTCGTTCGCTGGGGTTGCGTGCGGAAAAAATTCGCTCTGTGTACAGTGAAAGCGACATCATACCGGGAGAGCAGACAGCCACCAGCATACTGAAGCAGCGCACAAAAAATATTGCGTTACTGCCTCACGTCCACCAGCAACAGAACCCACCACAGGAAAAGACGGTGGTCAGCATTGCCGTTGATCCGGAGTCACCGGCTCAGTATCTCCAGCGCCAGAAATCACAACGGGAAGAGATGCCTGTATACACGCGCTGGGTAAAAACGCAGAAATGCATGACGTGTGGCAATCAGGCAGATGATCCGCATCACATCATTGGTCATGGACTGGGAGGGATGGGAACAAAGGCTGATGATTTGTTTGTTATTCCGTTATGCCGTAAATGCCGTAACGAACTACATGCCGGAGTAAAAGATTTTGAAGAGAAACACGGCAGTCAGCTGTTGTTGCTGATTCGTTTTTTAATGCACGCGAGAAATTCGGGTGTTCTGAAGTGGAAAGCATAAATGACCGAGCGCATAGAATTTGTTTTACCTTACCCGCCGACGGTGAACACTTACTGGCGTCGTCGTGGCAGCACATATTTTGTATCAAAAGCCGGGGAGCGTTATCGCCGGGCAGTGGCGCTTATTGTTCGCCAGCAGCGGCTGAAATTAAGCCTGTCCGGAAGGTTGGCAATAAAAATTATTGCAGAACCACCGGATAAGCGCCGCCGTGACCTGGACAATATTCTGAAAGCGCCGCTGGATGCGCTGACGCATGCGGGGTTGCTAATGGACGATGAGCAGTTTGATGAAATCAATATCGTTCGTGCTCAGCCAGTATCTGGTGGACGTCTGGGGGTGAAGATTTATCCCATAATGCTTGAAGGGCAGGTCAAAAAATGAAACTGGAAGATTTACCGAAATACTACTCCCCAAAATCCCCCGGCCTGACTGATGCATCGGCCTCAACGTCGAAAGATGCGCTGAGTATCACTGATGTGATGGCCGCGCAGGGCATGACACAGAATCGGGCTGAGATGGGGGTTTCTGCGTTCCTTGGGAAAATGGGCATTAGTATGAATGACAGAGAGCGGGCAACAGAATTGCTGACAGAATATGCACTCAGTCGGTGTGATCGCGTGGCGGCGTTAAGAAAACTCCCGGCAGAAATAAAACCGGCAGTGATGCGTATTATGGCTTCGTATGCGTTTGAAGATTATGCCCGTAGCGCGGCGAGCAAAAAACAGTGCCCCTGCTGTCACGGAAAAAAATTTATTGAAAGCGAGGTTTTTACAAACAAGATCCAGTATCCGGATGGTAAGCCGCCGGTATGGGCAAAGTGTACGAAAGGTGTGTATCCGTCTTACTGGGAAGAATGGAAAAAAGTCAGGGAGGTGGTAAAAGTTGCCTGTCCGGAGTGTGGCGGAAAGGGTGAGGTTTCCACCGCCTGTAAGGATTGCCGTGGGCGTGGTGTCGCCATTCATCGTGAAGAGTCGGTAAAACGTGGTATGCCTGTTATCAGAGACTGCCAGCGTTGTGGTGGTCGTGGCTATGAAAGACTACCATCAACGGAGGCATTTAATGCTATATGCGAGGTGACAAACCAGATAACACGCGCGTCATGGGAAAAAACAGTTAAGAAATTCTATGATGCGCTGGTGACTCGGTTTGATATTGAAGAAGCATGGGCTGAGCGGCAGTTAAAAAAGGTAACTAGGTTGATTTTTCCGGAATCTGTGGTAAATTCGTCATAACTATGGGCGTTTTATGCCTGACGTTAGAAGAGTTTCTACAACCCGCCGCCGAGCGGGTTTTTTATTGCGGAATTAATTACGGACCGTTATTATTCTGCTCCCGGCCCTTTAGCTCAGTGGTGAGAGCGAGCGACTCATAATCGCCAGGTCGCTGGTTCAAATCCAGCAAGGGCCACCATCACAAACCGCCATTAGCTTATCAGGAAGAGCAGACGACACGATAACAGGGTTGTTGGTGCGGGGGCGGGTCCCCGATGGCGGTCCATTATCGGTATTCAGCGTTGTTAGCTCAGCCGGACAGAGCAATTGCCTTCTAAGCAATCGGTCACTGGTTCGAATCCAGTACAGCGCGCCATATTCATTCTTCCAGATTCCTTCCGGCAGAGCCTTATACTGAAATATACCTGGCTCAGGATATTGTTGAAAATATTTTATGTTTGTCAAAAATAAAAGTTCTGTTAAGTATTGATTGAGTGTTTGTTATACGGTCTAATGGTTTTTTCAGCATTAAATATTTATCATTCATATGGTGTGGGTAGAGTGAATATTGATGAGGCGTCGGGGTGTTTCATCCTTAGGCAGCGTATTGATATAGTCAATGCAGCACGAGCAAAGGCCTTCAGCCGTTTGACAGTTTTGTTCTGTACTCCTGATCGTCTTTCGGGAAGAGACGTTATTATTCTGAATAGTGATGCTATACAGAGGGTTTGCGATGAGTTCATGGTTGCTAATTCAGAATTATTTGCTCTTGTTCAGGAGTACAACAGAATAGCCAGGACCTGTGGTATGGATGAACTTCGGATTACTCATCTGGGGTAGATACATATCTGGATTATCACCTGTTACGGTAAAAAGTGATTGCTTACTGTTTTTGTGAATGGCATTGCAGCAGCCGGATAATGTCAGTGCTGGCTGACGGTGTGCTGGTGGCGGGTGTGGTGGTTGTTGCTTTCCCGTTGCTGAAAAAGAAAACGCCAGACTGTTAGCCGGGTATCAGTTAGCGGGAGAAATTTTTAAATACTTCACAATTCAGGCGGTTGACTGTTGTCTGGTTTGCGGGGAGTTTGTTAAAAGAAACTGGCATGGTGAATCCCCCTGTGCGGAGGGGCAATCAGCGAGGAGGTATATGGGATAATCGCGGATTCAGGTGCTGGTACTGAATTCACCGGGAGGCACCCGGCACCATGCAATGGCACATAGCGCCACTCTCCAGCCCCTCTCCGGAGGGGCTGTTTATATTGATTTTGTCAGATGTGAGTAAACTCCTTATGGACTTTGTTGTTTTAGTCCATAAGGACATATTTGCAGAGTGCAACGGTTATTAAAGCATTCATTCAATACGTTATCTGTATTTGTAGGGCATTCCTGGCTATTTTTGATTGAATTCCAGAATGTTTTATTGAATGGTACTACGTTGTAAATGGTTACAGGTAGCACTTTGTTATTGAGCATGATGCCTGTGTGAGTCAGTGTAAATATACTTTCAGGAGGTAAGAAAGCATCCGATTGATACCAGATTATTAATTTTATTTTACTCCATATGACTGAAAAAGATATTCCGCATGATGGCTGGATAACTGTATCAATCACAATCCACTTCATTTAGTTTCCTTGTTTATGCCTTGCTGGTGATGTTCTGAAAAGTATAAATGATATTTTTGAATGTAAACCATAGAGCAGAATTATTTTTCTGATGTTGTTTATTGTTTATTTAAATGCAGGGTGGTTTATATCTCGTCTTGTAGTTTATCCATGCATATCTGCTTGATAATCAGGTTTTTATTTAAGGTATGGTTTTGTGTTTTTTCTGTATTACATGTCAGGTATTTTAAAGAATTATTTTTCAGATGGTGGAAAGAACCATGGCATTTAAACACTATGATGTTGTCAGGGCGGCGCCGCCGTCAGATCTTGCGGAAAAGCTGACACATAAACTGAAAGAGGGCTGGCAGCCGTTTGGTAGTCCGGTGGCCATAACCCCTTATACCCTGAGGTGTACTGGCAATAGCGGACACTACCATTTGTTCTTTTTTTAAGCAGCCATCTGATGATATTTTTCCCTGAAGGCTGCCGGGGAGATATTCCCCAGACGAGAG